GCTTCCACATTTTTTTCTTCTTGTATAACATTAGCATAAATTTCAGCGTTAATAATTTTTTCTGTTCCCTGTACAGTATTAAACAACCTATAGTAAGGAACTTTTGTTTTATAAAACCTATCTAATATTTGATATTTTTTATTAACATTATAATCTAGGTTGCTTGCTTCTGCAGGAGTAAGCACATTTTGAGAATTTTTTACATTAGAGTTTGGATAATCTTCTCCATATAGAGAATTGTCTCCAACTGATATGTCTTCTATAATATCTTCTAAGTCTGGATATAAATCTAAAACCTGGTCTTTCGTTAAAAAGGTTGAAAGAATCATTCCAGAAGCATCTGTAAAAAATCTGTCTCTAGAAGCAGGGTCTACATATACTCTAAAAGGGTCAACATTTATATATTTTATTTCTCCTCTTCCGTAATCAGCTTCTGGGTCCATATAAACATACATATATCCTAAACCTGTAGTGGCATAGTCGTGAACAGTTTGTTTAAAAATAGTATCTCCTTTTGAGATATCCCAAACATATTCTAATATAGTTTTCCAAACATTTGCAAGTTTGTTATCAGAATCTTCTCTTCCTATCGCTGTAAATTTTGCAGGTTGTGCTGTTAGCAATGATTTTAGTTTATCGACAGCAGCATATACTCTATCTATTACAAAATCAGCTTGCCCAACTGCCTGTAAAGCACTAGATTCTTCTGCGGTATAATGATTTCCTAAAACAAAATCAACTGCGTTTCTAGCTTCTGCTTCCCACTGTCGTCTTGCGTCGCTCCAACGCCTAAAAAGTTCTCGTGATATTTGCGGTTTTGTTTTATTTAAATCGTCGTAATTTGCCATATACTCCCAGTGTGGTATTTTAAGACTAAACTACTACATTTGTCTTATTCTTGTCAAGACAAAAATTATATTTTCTGTCCAGTAATCCAACTAATGGCTTGGGACGCAAAACTGCCTTCCATCTTACTTATTTTTTCCTCTAGCTTTTCGCGTTCCATTGCAGAACTTCTAGGCGGTTTTGCTGTTGTAACAGAATACCACAACCCATCTAATAGGTCATCGTTTCTGCCTTTTGGAAATTCGAACATTTCATCTACAATATTGTCGTGTTCTTTTTTTAGGAATAATTTTCTACCATTTACAATAGGACACAATAAAGCTTCTAACCTATCTTCTTTTTTAATACCTCCTGGAGGTCTGACACCTTGAGCCAGGCCTGGAGCCATTTTTCTATCTCTTCCTATTAATTTATTTACATAGTCTTTAATAACTCCCTGTGCGCCAACGTGTTCTACATTAACTCTCCTAACAGGACTATATTGTCTTGCATATTCAAATATTCTTTGAGGCATATCATATAAAGGAGAATGTTCTCTATAATAGTCTATTATATATATATTTCTTTCACTATCAATACCAATTACCATTATTACTTGATAATCGCTTCTTGAGTTTGCTTCATATGCCAAATCTACTCCAATATAAAGATTAACTGGAATTGCAGATTCATCAATCATCATATAATTAAATCCATCTCTAGACTCAACGTGTCCTCTATAATAATTCAATCTATTAATCTTAAATTTTGCGGTTTCTAAATCTCTTGCTTCATTTAAGTATTCTTGTGCAAATTTATGAACAAGCCCCATATCACTAAACCTGCTTTTAATATCATCTAATTTTTTCTTGCTAAAATAGTTGGGCCATAAAGGAACTCCGTCTACGATAGCTTTCTTATACATAACGTCCCAAACTGATTTTCTACCTTCTTTTTCTGCTTGTAAATAACCGTCATATACTCCCTGAAGAAAAGAATCATAATGAACAATGGTACCGATAAGCCATATTGACCCTTCATTTTCTTTAGAATTTTCTAATGCTGGCTCTACGGTTGACATAACCCATTCTTTAATCTCTCTTCTTCTTTCAGGTGTTTTTGTATTTAATTCAGACTCAAAATCATCAAGAACAATCTTGGTATAACGAAGCCCTAGCTGAGAACGACCACGCAATCTCTGTGTCGTTCCTTTTGCAATAATCCTATCTCCTCTTGCAGTAGTAAATTCTTTCTCGGTCCATTTTTCTCCCTTTAAGTCTCCAAAATAATAATTTAAAGCAGGGTTAATGTCTATGTGGTTTTGAATATATTTAATGTGGTCAATCGCTTGAGACTGTTCTTCTGAAACCCAAGCAATAAACTCTTTTCTATCAGACGGATTAAAATATAGTTTGTATAATAGAGCAGTTTTTGCTAAAGTAGATTTTGCGTGCCCTCTAGGAAGAATAATACAAGCTCTTTTTTCGTCCCCTAAAAGCAACTTGCTTAATTCATATTGATATGGAGCAGGAGAAGACTTCATAAAATCTTCTGGTAAAAACATTTGTCCAAAAGTAATAATGTCTTTTCTTGCTAACTCTAGTGCCCTTTCCTTTTGAGAAAGGTCTGGAGGAATAATATTAAATATCTCTGGTTTCTTGGAATTCTTTTTCATATACTCTGTCCAACATAATTAATGTTTTTTTTGATAACCAGTCTCCGTCTGGTACTTCAGTAAATGAGGTAGAACCTTGCCACAATTGAGGGCCAGCAACATATATCCAACACTTCTCTTGTGTTAAGTCTGGAAGGTCAACGTCTACAGTTGTTCTTATATACAGCCCTCCGTCTGTATTTTCATATCTATCGTATTCAGCAAGGTCCGATTGTTCTACATCAACTAGCTCTACAACAGCTCCTTTTCCTTTTGGATTTTTAATTAATGCTGGAAAAGCCTGTGTTCCAGGAAATACTAAACTAAATCCTTCAACTCTCCCTTTTTGAACCCTACCTCTTCTAAGAGTGCCATATACAGCTAATCTCATTATGCATATCCTACGTCTCTAGGTATTCCCATTTCAAGAATGCTAAAATCTGGAGAGTATATTGTTAAACAATTAAAACATTTAACTCCCATACAATCATCTCTTGACCTAGACCATATATATACACCTGTCTTTCTCAAGGGAAAGAGGCATATATGACAACGTCTATTTCTTGATATCTCTTTTAGCCTCAAGAAGTTTTTTGTTTTTGGGCTCTTGAATTGCATTTAGTTGCTCCTTTGTAAAACCCTGGAACAACGTAAGAGACTCTGATTTCTTTTCAGTGTCCATCATTCCAGATATTTTCATTAATGTTGTTACTGCTGAAATCTTGTCTCTATCACTAGATTCTTTTTTATCTATAATATCTCTCATTTCTTCTAAAAGATATTTAGGAGTAATTTCAGCTTCTGATAAATGTTTATCTATCTCTTCTCTAATCAAACTTCTCATCCTTTCCGTTTTTAATAATAGTTTTGATTCTCTTTCTGAATACTTTTTGTTGTTACTGGGAAATGCTTTCATATAAGCATCTACAACATCATCTCCTTTAGCAACATACTTAGCAAATAGAAATTCAGAATTGGTTGCATTCTTTCTTTCTCTTCTTCTTACAGATGGAGATTTTCCCTCTTTAGAAAAAGTGTGCATATTTGTTCTCATTGGTCCTTCTAACTTTACATTAGGAGAACACACGAAAGAACCTATTATTGTCCTTATAAATGTAGTTTCTTTTTTTCTATCAGATTTTTTCATTACACCAAGATGTAAGATTTGACATACTCTTTCATCGTCGGTTAAAATCCAATCTCCTTTGTTTGAATGCCGCCAATCCGACACCAGAGCGACACTATCGTGATAGTCTCGAAACTCGGCGACATTGTCAAACAAACAATGTTTAACTCCATTTACTAAACGGGTTTTCATTAATTTACTTATTTTTTCTCTTTTTCGTCAAGGTTTTTATTGTCTTCTAATTCATTCACAACAAATTGAATGTAATTATTAACAACAAAACGCTTTTCAGACAAAGCTCTCTCTGCTTGCATCATTTCTAGTGCAAGCTGATTTGCCCTACCATACTGAGCTTGTGCTTCTTGACTCAGTTCGTCAGAACTAAACTCATATTCTTTTTCATTAAACATAAGTTTATTTTTTTCTTCTTTTTGCTTTTTTGCCATTTTCACTCCTTATTATAATGGATTAACTGTCGGTGGTGCGTAGCACTCTAGTTTTCTATGTAATAACTCTAATATCTCAACATCTGCAATATTGTGTTCATATACATATTTTAAAGACTTTTTATCGCCCCACCTTGCTTTTTGCCAATACTCTGGTTTAATGCGTGTTTTTCCATCAATACCAAAGAATTCTGTTGCAGCCATCAATGAAGACCTGTGTAATTTCAACTTAGACCTAACTACATAATATAGGTCCTTGTGTGATTTTTGTCTATACATTGGGAAATATATTCCGTGATATAGAGCTCTAGTACGAATAAAAGGAATATCAAATCTAGTACCATAATAAGTAAATATAATATCATATTTATTTATTTCATCTACTAGCTCTTTAACTATTCTTTTATCTTGTTTTTTAGACATAAGCTCTTCTCTTGTAATACAAGCGCCTGCAACTTTCTTTTCTCCCCTGCCTTTAATACACCAAGATAACATTACATCAATATTGGCACTAAATCCTGTAGATTCAATGTCTAAGTACCCTATACTAATTTCGTGTCCAGTTGTATATCTTGTAGGTTTTCTAAATCCTAAAGATTCTATTTTACGAGTAACTGCTTTATAGGTTCTATTATATCCAGATTTTCTTATTTCTTGATATAGTGTAAACGCTGATTTCGCGGTTTTTTCATATTGATGTAATATGACTATCTCTTTGTCTGTCCACCTAATTCCAGCCATAACTATTTCCAGCCGCGTGAAAAGAACTTTTTCCAACCATTAGCAACTCTTTGCCAAAAGTCTGGCTTCTTAGAAGCCTTTCTCTTTTTTGATTTCTTTACCATTATTTACTCCATTTTCTTGATTTGACGATTAATGCCATCACGCAATAGATAGCTACATCTAGGAATGCATCTTCAATCGGCTCATTTTGTGCCTTGAAGTCGTGTTTGGTGGCTAAATTAACCAGTCTGTTAACTTTATCATTTAATCTCACTATAATCCCTAATAGGGACATACTGATTTCTTTGTCATTGCTTAATAAGGTTCCCATTGCAATGTTATTTGGACCGTAA